TGTGAACTTCCCATTCAAGAGCCTCATCCGTATATCTCGCTTCAGGAAAGAACGGGGCTAGGTTCTTTATCCCCTTGGAAGCAAAAAGCCCCTGTGTGTCAAAAAATTTGACACCTCTTTATACGAACAAACAGGACAAGCAATATTGGCAACTGCCTTGTATCCGCAAATCAACTTTTCCCTTGTCTCTCTAATTGCAAGGTGATCCGCTTGAGGCAAATTAATAACGTCCTCGTAGGTCGGAGGTTTACCGTCTAACTCCTTGAGAACCTGGAAATCAGCCTGATTAGGATCTGAGTTGCCCGCAGCCTCAAGACCCATTAAAAGCTGTTCCTGTCTCCCATCAAGGAAGCCAATGGACGCTTTTACCTGAGTCCTGGGGAGCGTAATCTGCAATACGGGATCATCTTGTCCCTGTAGCGCCTTCGGGAGCGGAACAACCTCAAGTTCATCAAGATTCTTTTGGGTATGTATCGGTTCACCACATCGAGGACACACGTTATACAGGTGAAGCACGTTCCCATTGTTGAACTTGTAGTTTTCAACGCTAATCCACTCCTGGTCAGGTACTTTGAGGTCAAGTATCCCTTCTCTACCCGGCTCTTTCTTCCCGTCTATCGAGACAACGACACAAGCCAGAAAGTCAGGTATGACCTCAAAGACCTTTTTACCACGGCGAGCAAAAACCTTGTCAGCGTATCCGTCGCCTTCCTGTAGGACTATTGTTTTCCCAAAGGGTGTTTTGAAGCTGGTTTGCTGCTTCTTATACTCAATCACAAGTTACCTCTCAATTTTATAAGCGTACTTGATTTCGACTTCATCAATTACGTTTTTATCCCAGGCGTTTGAGACTTTATTGGAAGTCCCGTTGTCTGTGACAAAGCAGTAATAAAACTCAGTCGTTCTCACGTTTATGCCCGCATTATCCATCTCATATAAACTTGCGTTCCTAAAACATGCGGAAATCGGCATACCGTTACCGCTTTGTGCGTCCTGGCACTCAGTCATCCACTGGTAAAAGTAGAGTCCGCCTGATCCACTGTCAGGAACAACAAGTTTAAGAATCAATTTATCGAAGGTTAACCCACCGGGTTCAGGGAACGGGTGATTCTGCCCTGAGCCTTGGTGTTCGCGTACGGCGATCTTGGCCTTTCCGGGGTTACATTCCTGCACCCTGGCTGCCACGAGGCCATTAACCTCAAATCTGTATTTCCACTCTGCTATGGTGTTAAAACCGTAGTTGTCTTCAGCCATTGTGTTATCCCCTTATCTTACGTTCCAGCCAGACAGTTCATAAAGATCCTGGAACTGCTCAAAGGCTTCTCCAGCGCCGACAATACCCATGTTGAACATGAGGTAGTAAATAACCTGAGTAGGCTGTATGAGCGCCCTACAGTGGTATTTGCCCCTGCTAATATCCAGGCCGGTATTGATAACCGCATTAAGCAGATTCCCTTTGCCATCCCAGTAAGCATCTCGATCTGTCTGAATCAGGAAATCATATATTTGGTATCTATCCTTAAACTCCTTGAACGCAGGTTCGAGTACTCGATGTATCTGCCTCCATGTCATTGGATGGTTGGGGTCGAACAGGAATGTTTCCAAGACCGGAAGTATCATTCTGTTTGCGGAGGTTATGAACCTGACCACGTTTAGGTTACGCAGGGCTGTAGGAGGTATCCACGTAGTCCGTTGTTCCCAAAACATCGCTCCCTGTATTCCCTTGATTCTGGAAATGAACAGGTAGTTAATGCCGTTATCAGCAAAAAGGTCAGCATACCCAGTGGAGTTGTAACCCCTAATGTCGTAGTCAATTCCTTCACAAAGAGTTACCTTGCCACGTTTCGGGCCTACAGGAGCATAACTTGTGTTATACAGGTTATCGGTCTTACATAGACATGCCGCTAAGTGTCCAAGAGATGAAATATACTTACGGGTATTGTCCATATCATCGTACACGAGAGGCCGACCGTAAAAAAGTGAGAATCTGTGCGAGTTCCACGCACCGAAGCCGTAACCTATTCCAAGTCGCCAATTTAGGGCTTCAGCCGGTGTCATGTTCGCAGGAATCTCACCATAGGCAATCATGTCCGCCCTAAGTTCGACGTAAGCGATTAGCGCCTGATAAACCGTAGCTGAGTTGGTTCCAGGAATCATAATGTCCATCGCAGGGTTCCAAGTCTGGTCAGCGGCATACATCCCTGTCTGTGCAACAGCGTTACCAATCCAATCTGACTCAATCATGGTTCCGCCGTCTGAACCACCAGTAAGCGCATTTCCTGTGGTATTCTCTACAGGTCTATTAGTGTATCCTGCGCTTGAACTTTCAAGGTCAGTCAAATAAATCAGTTCAGATCGTTGATTCACATAATTAAGGACATAATGGTCTGAGGTAGAATCCATGTTCACATCAGAAAATGTCTCTGTAAGTCCCTGGTTAGAGTAAACCACCTTTAAAGTGAACGCTGTGTCTGACTGAAGCGGAGAAGGCCAGATTTGAACCAGCACGCTGTCGCCCCAGAGTCCAGGGTTTCTTGCATCTACCTGGAGGGTCGGCTGAGTAACGCCTGTGGTTCCCTCAATCAGCGTTGTGGTTAATCCTAGTGCGGTCAAACAAGTTGAGCCTGATTGACATTTAATAGAAACGCTCGCCCCTGTTCCAATAGTCAGAATCCTAACCGCTCCACTAATGGAATAAGCGGTGGCTAAGACTAATCCCGCCAACTGAGTGACTATCTGGCTAGAGGTTAGTGTGAATGATCCTGAACCTTCTCCCGCAGTAACAAGAGTAAAGGTCTGGTCCGCTGTTCCGTTAATTGCTATGACAAGTTTATTCGTTCCCGCAACAGCCGCAGTAACCGCCTCACTAAAGCCTAAGGTTGAATATGCGTCGTTTGACACTGCGCTAACCGTTAACCCCGCGGTTACGGTGTTAGCAACAATGTAGACTTTCTCATCGGCTGTAGCGCTTGCGGTCAGGTCTGTAGTCTGAGCATTTATGATGTCTGCCACTTCAGCCGCAGTGACTAGCGTATCAGCAGGGAACGTAACAGTTTGGGGAGAGCCTGCCGCTACGGTAATCTTAAACTTATCATTTATGCCTGTTCCAAAGTTGAACGGTCCAACTTCCGTCCCTGTAATGCTACCGGCTGCCGCTGGAATAAACGTATATGGCCCTGTAGCCGCAGTCATTGTCGCACGAGTCGCCGTTGAGCCTCTGTCTGAAAGTGTTACGCTCGAAGTTAACGCTGTAATGCTAGTTGCATCCGCTGCGTCCGTATAATGCACAACACGTATGATTATTAGTCTTCCGCCCTGTCTCAGCGCCATTTCAGCGACGAGAGGATCGTTAGACCACGTTACTTTGTTCCCAAATTTTATTCGCAGTTCATCAAGCGATGAAACCGCTGTTGCTGTTGCAACCGGCCCTCGCTCGAACTGACCTATCATCACCACCCATCCGAGCAACACTTCATCAACGAACATGCTCAAATCGGTAATGCTGTTTATAACTCTTGCAGCGCCTAAACTCATCTGAGTTCCTCCTTATCCCTCGATCCGTAGTTTCTTTTCATGCACCAACCGTTTTATAAAGTCGTATGGTAGAAGTTTCCCCAATATAGGGGCAGATGTTCGGTTTGATGACAGTTTCGGTCCCAGATCAATGCCCGTGCCGTCGGTGAGAGGGATATGTTGAGGACACGGTTGAAGGTTCGTTATTATCTTGTAGCCTGGGTTCACTTCTCCTTGTGGAATCGGTGATACCAACGGCGTTTCCTCTATTGTCACGTCAGTCTTTTCCTTTGCCATATTAAATTCCTTCGTAATTATTTTCAGGTTCAATATCGAAGAATATTTCTTGAATACTCGAAGTGTCGTAAGCCTCAAGCCGGTCAATCCAAACTGTTCCAATTGACAAAGACGTAACAGCGGCAAATAGAGGCACATCTAGTTCGTCCATGTTTTCAATGTCACCCGTAATAACTACTGGATGTTGACCCTCGATAGTCGGTGATAGACCGGGAGGGAACGCCTGTAATATTCCAAGCTGTAATTGGTCTGCATGGGTCTTTTTGGTAGCTAGAGCGTGGACATGATAAAAAACTGTTATAGGTGTGGGAAATGGTTTAATTGTGTAACTTACTGGCCCTGTGGCTGTAACGCCAATAGCGTGTGACATCTGAGGTGGAACGTCTATTGTTGTTTCTGTGGTAGAAGGAACCGCAATCTCTATCGCAGGTCTTGCCCTATCAGAATCAACACGAATGTACATCCTCGCAAACGCCAGGCATGGGAATACTGTTTCTCCCTTTTCCCTTTCGGGCCAATAGGAGTAGACCTTCATTGGATTACCGTTATGAGTAATCTTTGAAAGTCTATTAAACATCCATGTATCCAGCGTATCTAGCACTAAAACGGCACCTCGTCAGGGTTTCTTAACCGTCCCTGCCAGTATTTGCTCATATAGTAAACTCGACCCAAAGCCCGTGATGTAGCGTTGAAGTAGGTGTTAAAAACTAAGTCTCCCACCTTTTCCCTGGTGTCTGAAACAAAAGGTCTTCCTTCCCTACCCATCCTGGTTATCTCTTTCACTTCTTTGGTCTTTGTTTTGTATTTCTGCGTCCCTTTTTTGGTAAAGCCATTCTTCACATCATACGCTACGGTTTTAGTGTTGAATTCTTGTCCAGCGCCTCCCTCAAGGCTATGTGCAATATCAGCTAATTTACTAACGTCGTGGTGACTCATTCTTGGGCTTGCGCTATATACACCTTTTCCACTTGAAGATTTAGGAGGTCTTTTCCTAACCTTGGGAACAGCCCTTTTCCATGTGCGCTGTTGGAGATAACCTGGGTATGTGGCTCCTGGGTGCCAGCCGACTTCTCCACCAACACTATTAGGCAGGGAGATTTTAGTTTCTGATGCGATGGAGTTGTGCAATAAGCGAGTTCGGAACAATACTCTGGTGTCATAACCATGTTCAGCTTTCCATGCGGCGTATTCTGGTTCATTTGCTGCATAATCGTTATTAACCATCGTATTTTTCATCTCAGTAACTATCTGCTTACCAAGACTCTTGGACGCTGCAATCAACACTCCATTAAAGGTATTCTCGAAGTTTTTACCTCGTTGAAGGAAACTCAAATCTTCTTTTCGGATTTTAATGTTAAGTTTCATCTAGGTCGTATCCGAATCCTTCGCCTCTAACGGTGCTATCAAGTTCAACGGCTTTTCTTACATGAATATAAGTAATAGGATCTGTGGCTCCCTGTGGTCCTACCTTAACGGTTAGCGGATAACCCTTACAAAGATCCCATCTTTCGTCACCCTTGCGAAAATATGCGTCAGGTTTAAACTTTGCTATTCCCTTGTTAACCAACGCCTGTGTCTCGAACAGCCATATACTTTGCTCACCGTCCATTGCACCGGCTACACCAAGGCTTAACCCTTCGGCTTGTCGTTGAAGGTCAGTCCACTCCATGCACTGCAAGCTAAAAAGTTCCACGTTGTCTTCGACATAAGCGACTTCCGCTCCATGTCCAAACTGGAAAGCCTTGTGAACAATCCTAAAAACGCTGTTCTTGACATTTTCTCGCACTATACGAGTCTCCAGGGCCAATGGTCATATTGTTGGTTTCTTGCTATAGATCTAACTCCGCAACCAGGCCAGGGAGGAGCAGGGTCAGCGTCGGTCCCGCTAGGGATAATGCCTGCCCCTTTGCCCGCTGTAGTCTTTAAAACCTCAATAGCTTTCTGTAATGCTCGAAAGAAATCTGACCGGCTTGGTAACTTCGTCGTTTCTGGCCCTGTCCGTAGTTCCTGCACTTCGTCTGAGTAAATCAGTGCTAACCTTGGGACAATCGCCTCTAGCGTCAATGCGGCTACATACACCCGTTCCTTGTCGTTTAAGTTGTTCGGGTCAAACCCCTGTGAAGCGATTTGAGAATCAATCACAATAGGAAGGTCTGTTACCAAGTCTCCATCAATGTGAAGTATTGGTCGAATGTTGATTTCGACAAGTTGTTGGATGTCTACAGCCATTATAGTTGCGCCTTAACCTCTGCCTGTCGGTCCATCAGCTTTTTAATGAGGTCTTTTTTGCTATCGTGTTTATCCGTCTTGGCTCCAAAAGCGGCAACGGCTTTCTTTAATGTGAAATAGGCCATAGATTCAGCGTCTTCCTTCGTATAGAAACGGTAAGCCAATGCTTCGTCACCTGGAACGCTAAGGTTAATATCAGGCTCAACCGCAATCACTTCAGGAGTTATCTCAATAGCGTCTTCTTGATTGGGATCGTCCCTAACCTCAAAGATTACAAGCCCTCCTCCGTTTAGCCAATTTCTTGTCATACGCCCGACTGGTGGAACATAAGGAACTACGTCATCACCTGTAATGGACAAAGTTGTTTCGGGATCTATAAAACAAGTCTTCTGATTTTTGAGCCTGATATATTTCATGTGTTACACCAGTGGCGCCATCCAGGTTGGGAATCCGTAACCTGAGAAAAGTTTACTCTTGTCTACAACGATCCTCGAAAGGCGCTGGACATTGACAAAGCCGGACATAATCGACACGACCGATCCTTGTACCTGTCTGCGTATGATCCTCTCAGATTCAACCAGGAGCGGTCTGAACACGCAGTAAAGGAGCGCCTGTGACGGATCGAAAAGAAGACACTGATTGTCGCCAATAGATGAGCTAATGAAATGAGGAATACGGCTAGGAACGATTCTGTTTCTGCTCTCTACATTAACAGCGGCGGAACCAAGGCCACCAGCGGTAGGCTTGAATTCAGCGATGTTGAGGATGTAGTTAGACATCGTTTCCGACGTAACCATTGACTTCCAATCGTATCCAATCAGGTTTGAACGGGTCCAAAGAACCAGGAAGTCAGAAAAGGTCAAAGACGAACCTGTGCCTGTTCCAACGACTGTAGCGGCTTCTGAACCATCTGTCTGATCGCCAGAGATAAGCGCTGTTACGGCGTTTTTATAGAGCTTGGAGTTAAGTTCAAGTCCTACTCTCTCCATCCAACGAGACAGTATCGGGAAACTTACGGACAGAATCATTTCGTCCGACCAGGAGAGGCCAATACCTGTTTTGCGAATCTTGGTCGTTTTTGTTCCCCAGGTGTATTCGCTATCAGGAATAGTTTCAGCCTCGTTAACTGGCAGGTGTTGTGGATGCTCAAAATCTATCCAGGGAGAAACTACGTCCATGCTGTTGACGTTCTGAGTTCCCATGCAAAGATCCTGGTATTTAGCTGAAAGTCCAACACCACGAACAATGAAGTCTCGAATAACTTCAGGGGCAAGGTATCTAACGTCGCCCGCCAAGGTTAAAAGATGACCAAGTGTAAGGCTCGTGCTGTTAAGTCCGAATTCCTGGAATATAGCGGGAAAATCCAAAGGCTCGCCTTCACCATCAAAATATCCATGCCTAGCGCAGAAATCCTTTACGCTTACTTCGCGTCCGGGCGCTGCATCACTACCTCTATATTCATTCAACGGGTCTAGGATTTTCTCTTTAAGAGTGTGTCGAAGACCGAGAATTGCTGAATTATTATCCATTTCTGTTTCTCCTTAATCTTCCAGAATCTCGATAAGGTCGCCAGCGTCTCCGCCTTTGATGATAAGACAAGTGGGCGCTCCGTGACTTCCCGCTGTAGGCGCATAGGTCGCCGCAGTAATTCCCAACACCGCATTTGCGTGATGCGACGGTGCGTTTATGGTAAACGAACTGCCGGTGTTTACGGCGCTGATAGCGATTGTGCCCGTAGGTGTAATCGAAGCCACAAAATCAACGGCTGTAGCATTAATAAGAGCGACAGCGGCTACGAGTGTCCCTGTAACAAGAGTGAAGTTCTGAGGTGAACCACTATCTATCGTGATGTTAAAAATATCGGTTGCGCCTACGCCAAAGGTCATGTTAGGACCAACGGCTGTTCCTGCATGATAAGCTGCGGCAGGAGAGGTAAACGCATAAATTTTATTGTCAGGGCCATGCACACCAGGGCCAACAACCAAACTATCTACACCTGCAACGGCCTTGTCGTAACGGTGATTGTATTTCGTGGTTACGGTATAAACTGTGTCATTGTAGTAATTCGCTATTACCCTGCCAATATAGTTAGGGTCAGCGACTCTCGTAACCTCTACGATCTCCAGATCATCATTGATCCTAACCGGAGTACCCATAGGCAGGTTCAATGTGTCGCAGGTAAGGCTAATCCTTAGAACGTTTTCAGCTTTCTGATCCATTATTCTCTCCCTCCATTATCCTTTCGACCAAAAAGCGCCTTCATATCCTCGAAAGCTTCACTGTTATTGATCGTTTTGGGTTTTTCTTCTTCAATCGGAGCGGACTCTGCGGATCGCAGAGGACCAAATCTTCCTTCGGCTATTTCCTTGTAAAGATTCAGTTGCTCCTCAACAAAACCGAGATCCTGTGAATTTGATATTCGACCACGGATACGCTTGTCATTCTCTGACATATCGGCATCTGTAACTTTGGCTTTGTCAAACCATGACACGGCCTCTCTACGCTGAGAAACCAGGAAGGCTTCGCCATGCTTTGCGTATTCGAGTTTAGCCGGGAGCCTGTCGAGAATCTCTGCGCTTTTCAGCCCTTGCTCGTCTTCCAAAACCACGTATGGCTCCAGGTCTTTAATTTTGCTCTGATAAGCCAATAGCGCCTTGTGATTATCTAGCAATCCAGAAATTCTTTTTAGAATGTTGTCGGTCGCTTCGCGGAGTTGCTCCGGCAGCAGGGTGGCTTCGTCCAGGCTAAAGTCTACTTTAAGCAGGTTCGCCACTTCTCCCAAGTGAGTCATTACGTCGGCCATCTTGTGACCTCCTCTTTTAGTTTTATGTGGCGTTTTGGAACCTGTGTGGTCTAACGCCTTGGTTACGCTAGTTGCGTGATTCTTGATTGGTGAAGTTCTTGGTCCTGCATTGGGATCTGCGCCTTCACCTGTTGGCAGTATTGCCATGTGTCCTACATTAACTATTTTCTGCGCTATCCAGCGCACTTCTTTGCCATCAACTGTTTTACCCTGTTTAGAAACAAATTCTTCAATTTCCATTTCGGGGTGTGAGCGTGTAAACTCCGCTCTAATGCCGATAGACCCCGACCTGATTATTCCCTTTTGGATGCCTATAGCCGCTCTTTTATCAAACTCACAATCAACAACTACGTCGCCATTGATACCGGCCACTATGTCGCTTGTATCTTCCCATTCAGCGTTATCTATGTTTCCTGCGACATCCCTGGCTGAATCTGAATGATCCCACCTGAGATCGGGCTTATCCTTGTTGATTAGTGGTATCGCCGTTTTAAGGGCTTCCCCTCCGTTTGCGGTATAATCTACAAGTTGCGGTTGCCAGTAAGACGAATGAGGCCATGCTTTAACTGCACTTAGAAAACGCCATTTTTGCCTAACTACTCCGTCTGACGGCATATCATCGTCTTCGTCTTCATCAGGTTCTTGTTTGTCGGGTTCCTCTGGCTCTTGTCCGTCATGTTCCGCTTTAACTTCTATTGCCGGTTCTTGAGGAATTACCCTGACGGCGCAATGAATAACGCTGTCCATCTCATAGACATCTGCTTCTATCTCTGCATCGTAACGAGAAAAAGAGACTTTCATCTCATTTAATATTTTCTGTGATTCGTCCATCAACCCTCCCTTCTTTCATGCTAAGTTCCTTCTTCTTCCCTTTTCTGGAAACCGGAAGGCGATGGTCTAGCGTGAAAACTTCCTGCCCATCCTCTGTTGTGCGTTTATTTAAGATCAAGTTCTGTAATAGTTGCTTCATCAGAAAAACCATTCCATTGTGTTGTGCTATATGGATTTAGAGAATATCTTCCTTTTTGCTGGCTAAATGATGCTGTGTATGCGCCTGAAGTTACGGTCCTGTCATCAAGACCCAGGATTTTCCGTCCTTCTTCTGGTGTAGCAAGTCCAGCTTCTACCTGCATGACTACAGCCTGTGTCAGCATTTGCCGTGCTTCTGATTCTTTAAATACGTCCTTGAGAAAATCGTTGTTGTATTCAATCTCTACGCCAATATCACCCATTCCGCTGAAAGCCATGTTGAGTCTGTGACCATGTTCCAGACACTTTTTAACACCCAACTGATACAGGGTAAGGTTCCTCAACATCTCCTCGTAAACGACCTTTGAAAGACCTTCGCTGCCAGACGAGAATTCCCATCCAAAGAATATTGGGTGACGTTGAAGACCCGCAAACATTCCCTGTAAGACTACCTGTAGAATGTCTTTGGCTCCCTGCGCCGATGATTGCGTATTTTGAAATGTGAATTTTATGTTGTCGTAACCAATCCCAATTCCGTGGTTAAGGTTGTTTGTAATTGTGTCTGAGATAGCTTCCAAGTAAGCGCCAGCCTTGGCGTCATATTCTGCCTGTGTCTCTCCTGATTCTCTGGGAGGAGCGTCAACTGAAGCTAATAAAACACCTAACCCACTGATTTTTTCCATCCACGATTTGATCTGCCTGTTAATATTTTTGTGTATTTCACATGCTTCCAACGCAGACGCTATCGGAGGAACGGGGTAAGGTGAATCGTCTTTCAGGACCAATGCGTGATATACGGTTTGAATTGGGTTTAGAGGAACAAGTTTCCCCTGTTGGCTCTGGACAAGTTCAAGTGTTCCCGCATTATCGGCATACCTAAACCGAAGTGATTTTATAGGAACAAGAAAACCGCGAGATATTTCGCTTATTGATCTGTTGGGTGTCCACTCAACGCAACACGCCGCAGTTAACGCCAACTGTTTGAGAAGCGCACACTGTATTCCCTGTAACCCACCACCGAAAGGTGATACCCTTTGTGCAAACTGATTGGCGCAATCTATGGCTTCGTTAGCTCTATCCTCAGAATCGGCTCTAACATAAAGATTATGCCCTGATCCCATTCCCAGGCTAACGGTAGTCTGAACGAATTTGCTTACATAAGGATCGGTTACAGCCACATAATTAATGACATCGTATAGACCGAAAGGAAATGTCGCCGGTATCGTGTATGATTCCCTGAAAGCAGGTGTGTTAAGCGCATCCTCGTCCCTGGAACGTCTGGGAACAACTCTAGGTAAACCTACCATCGCTCTCTGTCGAGGTCTTGCAAACAGTTCCTTTATTTTAGATATTGCGCCTATGATGCCCTCGCCTTGATGAATATTGGCATACACATTGGCCCTGGTTGTTGCCCAAGATCAAATGCGGCTACTGCGGCTGAATTCATCGCCATAGCAAAATGGTTAACTACATTTGGACCACTATCGTAAACACGACGGGTCATACCTGTGCTTGTGGCTTCATTCTTTGTGGTCAATGCTCGTAAATGCCGCCGAAGATCCTCAACTGTAGCAAGGTCTTTTCCTGAAACCATTTTCCTTGCCGGTAGCCAGATTTTGCCTTCCTGCATACGGTCAATCATGGAATCCAGGGCTTCGGTTCTATCCATAGAAACAGTGTCTATCTCAAAGAAGCCTTCGTGTGTTTCCACTCCACGCTTGAGTTCCTTGCCGACGAAATACTGAATAGCCGCCCTACCCCTGTGCCTAGAAACAAATGACTTAGCTGTATGCTTGTTCGGCAGTGCGTCAATCAAACACAGGGAAACGCCGTATTGAGCCATGATAGTGTCAAGACGGTTCCAGTTTTCAGTTTCCTCAACATAGATTACGCTGAAGTCTCTGCCTCTGCGTATTCCAACAACTATGTGTAATATGTCGCCCTGATCTACGCCCATGAAAGCGCCTGATTCTGAGTAGGAAAACCCAAGGTTGCTTTCACATTCGTTTAGCAATTCGTCGGTCACACGAACATTGGAACCACCGTAACCAAAACCCAACACTGAGATTGTGAATCGTTTAATCTTCGCTTCAGCAAGTTTCGCAATCTCGTATTCTGACATTATGTGTGTAGCGTAATTTGGAGCGTTGGGTGGTTTGATCTGAGTATATAATTGACTGAGGTGATAACCCCTGCGTGACCTTGACGGATGACGCGCGACCCATTCCCCGTCCTTTGGAATCAGGTGACAGCCGCATTGCGTACATCCGCGATAATGTGTTGTTC